TTATTTAAATAGAAGTTTACTTAAATTATCAGAAGCTTCTTTGTCCATTTCCTCTAAAACATGAGAGTACCTATTCATAGTTATTTTTATATCTGTATGACCTAATCTTTCTGAAACAACTTTCATATTAGTACCTCCTAGCAAAAGCAAACTTGCGTTTGTATGTCTTAAATCATGTACTCTAATATTTCTTAAATTATTTCTTTTAATAAAGTTATGAAAAGTTTTACTTAATGCAGCTGGTATCCAAGGCTTTAAATTTGTATTTAAACATACTAAATTATTTTCATTTTCAAGTGTACCTTGTAATTTCATTTTGTTTTGTTTTAATTTTTCTATTTTTAATTTTTCAATTAATTCTTTTGGAACCGACAACGTTCTTTTTGATTTTGCAGTTTTTGGTTCTTTAAAAGTTATTTTACTATTTGCATATATGAGAATTTGGTTAATATTTATTATACTATTATCTAAATCAACATCAGACCATCTAAGACCAGCTACCTCTCCAATTCTTAAACCTAACAGCAACATTAAGAGAATGGGTATCTCTATCAAACTATCTTTCAACTTCTCTATTAACAATAGTGTTTCTTCTCTATTATATATTTCAATTTCATATGTAACATTTTGAGCTGGCAATTTTACAAAATCGCAAGGATTTTCAGATATTTCTTTTAGCCTATAAGCTTCTTTTAAAACAGAAGATAGAAAATTATATCTAACTTTTGCAGTTGATGATGCAGAACCGTCAAAATTTTTATCTATAAAGATTTGAAGAAGGCTAGGGTTTACATCTATCAATATTGTATCTTTAAAAAAAGGCTCTATATAATTTTTAACCCATGATTTTCTATTTACAGTCGTATAAGGAGACCATTTTTTTTCATTTGATATTATGTATTTATAACACCTATCTACAAGAGTTGTCTTACTTGGAGCAATAAACTTATTATTATTTATAGTAGATTTTATTTCAATTAAATGTTTTTCAGCATCCTTTTTCTTTTCATAGCTTCCATAACTTTTTTGTTTCTTTTTACCAGTTTCTTCTTCCACATATTCCACATACACATGAAATTTTTCCCCTCTTTTTCTTATAAAAGCTGATTTGATATTCATATGTAGACACTCCCTTTATAAGTTTTTGATAAGAATTTTACTTCTCCTAAAGTAATAAAAATAAAATAAAATGAATGTTTTTCAACATAAAGCATACAATATAAAAACAAAATACCTATTGAAAAAACGTCCAAATAGCAATATAATTTAATTAAGAAGAGAGGGGAGGTGTTACAATGTTATATAAAATATTACATTATTTTTCAAAATATAACTTAGTATTGCTAGTTTATTTTTTAATATTATATGCTGTTTTTAAATTAGTTTACGCTAGTTACGTAACACTTATTTTAACAACCCTGCTCTATATTTTATTAATTAAAAAGAATATATTAGTTTTTGATTCGAGCTGGTTAGAGAGAAGAAGGTAAAATTATCTTCTCTCTTTTATGTTAATTTTAAGCATTATTTTCATCATCATTAGATTCATCTGTTGAAACTTCTGGATTCAATGATTTATTTATTTTTATCATTTCACTTAGAACTATATTTGATGTTTCTATCTTAAGAGTTTTAATATCATCTCCATATATATCTTTAATTTCCTTATATATTTCCATTTCTTCTTCAAATTTTATTTTTTTACTTTCTTTTTTCTTTTCATATATTTTTTCTAAAATACTCATTAAACCAGGAACTTCAAAACCAAAAGCTTTACCCCCACCAACTGCTACATTTAATGCTAATAATATTTTGATAATATCCCAAATATGTGTTGTTATAATTTCTAAAAAACCTGGAGATTGGACATTGATTTTCATTTTAACACAATTTGAAACATCCAGTTCAGAATCAAAAAACATTTTTTGAAGCATAAATAAATTTTTCCCAACTTTTTGTTGAGTTTTTACATCTACTTTTAAGTGAGTAATTCCGTCTTTTATATATAAACTTTGAAGTGTTCTGTCTATTACATCTGCATAATTACAAGCATTTACAATAGTATGATGTGCTTGAAACATTTTAAATAAAAGGGGGTCTAAATCATCTCTATAGATATCTTTTATCCATTTAACATTTCTTCTTTTAACATAATCACATTTTTCTTCATTGATATCTTCTTCTGTTAATTCATGTAGACATAAATCAGAAGTTATTTCTCCAAAAGAAATTATAGTAGAGCGGTCGCTAGGAATCATAACAATATCTCCAATTTTCATCTGTGTTACAAATCTTTTTATAGAATTAATAATTAGACCCGGTTTATCGACCTTATATTCTTTACGAATTTTATCTTTAAGTTCCCATTCTAAATCTTTGTTTTTTTCTATTTGAGCAAATTCATTTTCATCACTAAATTCATTCCAACCAATACCAATAAAACTTTCTACCTTAAATTGTTCCCATAAATCACCACCATCAGTACGAACTAACCAATATTGTCTATCCTTATCTATTATTGGTATATTAAATGATTCTAATAATTCTTCGTTTTCAAACACTATTCTACCCTCCTAATTTAGTTATGTAAAATACACTCCCCATCTTAAATTGCTTCTTAATTAATTATATAATAACATATATTATTTTAAACAAAATAAAAAAGACTATAAATAATAAAGTTTCATCTTTACTATATCTTTGTTGTTAATACAATTTTAAATTATTTAAAACTTTTTATGCAATTCGACTTTTTGTTTTTATCATACAAAAATTAATAAAAATTATAAAAAATATTATAAAAACAAGAAAATACAAAAAATTATAATTAAAAAGACGATTAATAATACATAGGAATGGAAAAAATAACCAAGACTCTACAAATTTCGATTTTTTTGTTACAATTCCCCTTTTTTTATTGCATATATTTAACAAAAGTATTATTATGTAAGTAAGATAATTATCTAAGAAAATTTCGAATAATTAAAAAACATTTCTAGAAATGAAAATACATAGTTATATTTTATTAAGATTCATTAGGGAATTTTAACTAAAAATAAGAACATAAGTTCTGATGTTAGGGGGATATGTATGCATAAATCAAATGAAAACATTAACAAAGAGGAGCGCATTAAAAAGACTATAAAAGAATTAGAAGTATTATTAGAATTAGATGTTGAGTTTTTTGAAAGCTTATTAGAAAAAATAGAAAAAGAAGAAGAGTTTTAATTCTCTTCTTTCTTCGTTTTTATTATATAAGCATTATCAATTATTTTTTCTATAGCATTTCTGTCATCATCATTGAGAGAATATATTTTTTTCATAAGTTCCTTAACTTTTTTATTAGCATCTGAATTTTCGATTATGTCAAAAGTTGTATTAGATGTATTAACTTTATCATTAATTGTATTTCTTGCATCACTTCTGCATAGTAAATAATCTACAGATACATCAAAATAGTCAGCGATATTTTTTAAAGTATCTTGGTCAGGAAATCTTCTATCACTTTCCCAATTGCTTACAGCTACTTTTGTAACATTTAATATTTTCCCAAGTTCTTCGCCTGTTATTCTTTTTTCACTTCTTAAATTTTTCAACCTGTTTCCAAATGTGTTAGTCATAGTATTCACCTTCCGTTTTTAATAATTAACTAAATGATAACATGTTATTAGCAAAATGATAACTGTTGTTAGCGAAATGTATATTTTTATTAAAAAATTCATAAAAAGCTATTGACAGTTAGCAAAATGTTAACTATAATTAAGTTAACAAAATGAAAACAAAGAGAGGTGATAAAATGGTTAACAATCTTGCTAGATATAGAAAGTTTATGGAGATGTCACAAAAAGAAATGGCAACTGTTGCTAACATGTGTCTGACATCATATTATATGAAAGAAAAGGGAGCTAGAGAGTTTACTCAAGCAGAAATGTTTAACATATATAATTGCATAAAAAAAAGAGTACCAGAAATAACAATAGAGGAAATTTTTTATAGAGAAAGTTAGCAAAATGAAAACAAAAAGATTGAAAGAAAAGCACTTTGAAAACTAAATATAAAATTTTTAAAGGAGCAAGTATATGAAAAATAAAGAAAAAGAAATATTCATTAGAGGAATTTTAATTGGAATCTTTTATTTTTTAGGAATTGTATTTAGTAATACTTTTTTTAAAATAATAAATAGAAGGGGTAGGTGAAATACCAACTCCCCAAATCAAAATAACACTTTGGAAGTTAAATATAGAATATTCAAAAGAGGTGATTAGATGGAAAGAGAGCAAACAACGCTTCGTATACCAGAAGACTTGCACAAAGCGTTGATAGATTTAAGCAGTGATATAGGAATGCCTATTACATCTATTATAATAATTGCATGTTGGTTGTATATATCAAAGATAAATTAACCAATCCGATATGCAAAATGAATGCACAACATTATTTATTAGAGAATTGATTGATAAATTATTTTCTTTAGCTGTTTTCTCTAGCAACTCTTTTAGGACACCAGGAATCCTAAGAGTAGAACGAACAGTATCATCACTTTTATACGAGATTGATTGAAGTTCATTAACTTTTGAATTTCTAATAATATCATTAATAGCGTATAGAATAAGCGAAGATTTGAGAATGCCTGTTTGATAAGAAATTTTTTCTAAATTTTCATTTAATGGTGTATATATTCTTACAGTAATAGTAGTCATTTTGACACCTCCCTAATGACATTATACAAAAAATATTTAAAAAAGTCTTGGCACTAAAATAGTGTCATAATATAATGATTATAGACAGTGAATCAGTGTCGTAAGGAGGGAGGAATAAGAATGGAAAAAGTAAGAATGACAGTAAGGCTCGTCCCAAAATTAAATCAATATGTACAGAATATAGCCAAAGAATGTGGAAAAAGTAAAAATTCTATTATTGTGGATGCATGTTGGGAGTTTATTGAGAAAATAAAAAAAGAAAATAAATTCAATGTAGAAAGCGAGGAATAAATATGAATAATCTACAGATATTTGAAAAATTGGAATTTGGTCAAATAAGAATGGTTGAGGTTGATAAGAAACCATATTTTGTTGCAACAGATATAGCTAAATGTTTAGGATATGCAAACACAAGTAAAGCAATAAATGACCATTGTAGGTGGGTAACAAAAAGTTACATACCTCATCCGCAAAATGAAAATAAGATATTAGAAGTAAATGCAATACCTGAAAGTGATATGTATAGATTGATTGTAAATAGTAAACTACCAAATGCAGAAAAATTTGAAAGTTGGGTATTTGATGAAGTTTTACCAACAATACGTAAAACTGGAGGATATATACATACAACAGAAGATATGTCAGATGATGAAATTATGGCAAGAGCATTACAAGTAGCTCAAAGGAAAATAGAAAGTAAAAATAGAGAACTTGAAGAAAAAAATAGATTTATCAATCAAATAGCATCTTCAAAAAATAGTTTACTTGTGAGGGAGGTAGCAAAAGTAATTTCTAAAAGTAACGGAATAATAATTGGTGAGAAAAGGCTATATGAAAAATTAAGAGTATGGGGTTTGGTATTTAAAAATTCAACTGAACCAAAACAATTTGCAGTGGAAAAAGGTTATTTAGAAACTGTGGAAGGTACTAGAGAGACATCAACAGGTGTATTTACCTATAGAACAACAAGAGTTACAGGAAAAGGTCAAGAGTACATTCTAAAAAGATTATTAAAGGAAGAGGAAGAACAATTATCAATGTTAAGTTAAAACATGACAGCACTTTGAAAACTAAATACAGAATATTTTGAAATATATTGTTTTAATTAATTATTAACTAGGAGGTTAAATACATGAAAAATAATACAAGCGATTCAAGAGTAAAATATTTTTGCAAGTGTCCATATTGTGGGTTTGATAATGAGGTAGAAGTTAAAAAAGGATTGAAGCCTAAAATATGTTGCATATGTACAAAAGAAGTTGAGTATGAAAAACTGGAGCAACAAAGTGATTCAGAAAATACCGAAATTAAAGGAGTGTGTAATTAAATGAAAATTTCATTTGAAAGTGTAGTGAACAATGTAAATAATGAAACGGAATTAATATTATCAAAAGAAGAGTTACAAATAGCTAAAAGGATACTTAATACATTGAATGAAAATGAACAAAGTATCCTTTCCTCAAAAGATATTTTAGATTTTTGCAAAGAAGCTCTTAAATATAATTTAGTACCTACATTTGTTTAAAGACACTGAGGCCATCGCCTTTAGAAAAACTATTATTGACTTCTGAAAGTTTCAAAAAGATTTCATGGTAATGTTTTAAAAGTTCCTCTTCAGAAGAACTTTTAAAATCATATTTTTCCTTAAGAATTTCTAAAGTAAGAGTATGTAATATATCTTTACTGAACTGCATAATATCACCAACTTTCATAAAAAGATATAGGATATATACTACAAATATAGTATATCAAAGGAGGGAAATAATGGCAATTAATGACAACATAAATAAAATTTTAAAAGATAGAGATTTAAAAGCATGGAAATTAGCAAAAGAAATAGGCGTAGATTCAGGGAATTTATATGCGATTTTAAGAGGAGAAAATAAAAATCCAACTATAGATACATTAATAAAAATAGCTGACTATTTAGACGTTACATTAGATAAACTAGCTGGAAGATAGAAAGGGTGAGATAAAAGTGAGTGTAGCATTACAATTCATAGACACAAAAGACTTAGTACAAGAATTAATGCAAAGAGATGATACAACAGACATCATCAAGATGTTTTTAGATAGAGAAAAAATAAAGAGGATGGATTTAGTTACAGTAAAAGAATTTCGTGAGTACTTAAAAGTGTCAGATGCAACTGCGAGAAACATGATAAGGGAAGCAATGGCACAAAACCATTATACTGTAATTCCTATAGGTAATTCATATAGGATAGATTTAATCTCTTTTGAAGAATATGTAATGAAAAATGCACTAAAAGATAGAGATGTAATGAAAAAGAGAAAGGGGGTGATTTAGTTGAATCTAAGATGGTTTCTAAGATTTTGTATAAGACATAAGAAAGTACCTACACCAAAGTTTTACATAGAGTGTGTAACTTATATGGAAGAATGTAAGCAAAGAGGACTTGAACTTTAAGGGGGATTGAATATGGAAGTAACCAAAAGATTTTTAGAATACAAAATACAGGCTCTAAGTGAGAGGATAGAATTTAAAAAAACAATTGGATATAAGTGTATAGCAGATGAAAAAGAATTAGGAGCATATGAGGATATTTTGCTTATGTTAAATTCAGAAATTGAATCAATAGGGGGATTAGAAAATGAAGAGTAGACAAGAATTAATCAAAGATATAGAAAAATACAGAAAAGCACAATACTTAATATATTTAGATATAGTACAAAGAGCATGGGCAGATAGAAGTCTTACAACAGATGAACAAGACAGAATTAAGCATGAAGCATATGCAGAGTACAAAAGGATAGAAAGAGATACAGAAGAAGCAGAAGAACTGCTAATGAGAGAAGAATTTGAAACAGATAGACCCATAACAGTTCAAATAATGTAGAAAAGAGCCACAGCAATGGCTCAATTCAAATAAATATTAAAAAATTTAATTAAGCTAATTATAGCATAAACGGAGGGAAATTATGAGTACTTTATATGAATTAGCTACAGATTTATTAGAAATAGAAGAAGGTTTAACAGAAACAACAGGAAATGAAGCTGAAAAACTAGAGGAAATAAAAGAAATAATAAAACAAGAGATACAAAATAAAAACACT